TTTGAATGCCGTTTGTTTTCAATAAAAATACACAAGCTTGTTTCAAGTGATAACTCCTGTTTACATGATCATCCATGGCCATTCATTACTTTTTTGATGAAAGGAGGGTATGTTGAACATTCAGTTAAACATGGAAGCAGGGTATATAGCCGGTTCAGCTTATTGTATCGGGAAGCATCCTATACACATCGGTTAGAGATTCATCAACCGGTTTGGACTTTTGTAATTACGTTCAAAAAGGTACGTGATTGGGGATTCTACACAACTACTGGATGGAAGTCATGGCGGCTGTTTAATGATAAAAAAGATATCTGTTAATGAGCAAAATATTTACAGCTTCTGATATAAAAAATTCAAAAGTTGCACACCTGAATCAGCACCTCTTTACCGCAAAGCCAGATAAGAAAAAGAGGAATAAATACCGTAATGAAAAGGTGGAATTTGATGGAAAGACGTTTGACAGTATAAAAGAAATGAACCGGTACATCACATTGCGTATGCTACAGACTGCCGGTGATATTACCGACCTGGCCTGTCAGGTTGAATTCATATTGGAAGCTGAAGACAAAAAGGTGTGCAGCTATTTTGCGGATTTTGTTTACAAAGTGATAAAGACAGGACTTACAGTTGTGGAAGACGTAAAGAGCAAAGCAACCAGGCGATTGGCAGTTTATAGGTTAAAAAAGAAACTGATGTTCAATTGCTTTGGAATCGAAATCAAAGAAGTATAAGCAAAAAATAAATTATGATAACTGCAACTGGATATTCAAAGGATCCTTCCATCATGCCTGAAGGTATCGTTATCACCTTTGGTAAAGAAATGATTAATGACCATGGTGGCCTACTGACTTTTATTCGTGGATTTGTTGAAGCGATGAGCGAAGAAGATAATGGCTGGTGTCATAAATTAAAGAACAAACCAAAGTTTGAGGTGGATCATGTGTATATAATTATTGCCAACAGGCTTGCGTACCGTTGTTACTTCGGCGGCTCACAACACTTCAAGTTCGATGGTGAAAAAGCCAACGGCGCCGAAAATAATGTTGACTGGCCTGGAATTTATCTCGCTGGCCCATTAGAGAAATGTCCGTTCAAAAGAACATTGAAAGGCTTCCAAGGCTTCAGGTATTGCACCAAGCTATTCTAATCACCTATTAGCTCAAAAAAATTCAAAATGTCCATAAATGTCTAAAAATTGCCGTTGAACTGGACACATGTAATTTTTAAATAATCAAATCAATTTAATTTGAAATGAATTAAAAAGATTTAATTTTGAGCTATGGCAAAAAAGGCTATACCTCAATTTTTACTATTACCGATTGATGAAATTGAATTGCTTGAAGATAATCCCAGGGATATTTCAGATAAGGAGTTCAAAGCTTTATGCAATGATATCAGGAAAGACCCTCACTTTCTTATGCAGCGCCCACCGCTGGTTAACTTTCTCACTAAAGAAAAAAGAAAGGTTGCTTATGCCGGTAATCAACGTATCAAAGCAGCAAAGCAAAACGGATTAACACAAATCCATGTATGGGTTGAAAATGATGTGCCAAAGAAATTGCAGGAAGAGCGGATGCTGAAAGATAATCTGCACCGTGGAGAATGGAACATCGATCTGCTGAAAAAATATGATACTTCTTTTCTTTTAAATGTCGGGTTCAATGCCGACAGCCTGAATGGTTGGTTCAAAGATTTCCTTACTACCACTGAAGATAATTTTGATGTAGATGCAGAGGTTGCCAAAATACTGAAACCTAAAAGTAAGCCTGGCCAGTTGTTTCAATTGGGAGATCACAAACTCCTTTGCGGTGATTCTACAAAACCGGATGATGTGAAGCATTTAATGGGTACTGAAACCGCCACTGTTATCTATTGCGATCCTCCATACAATATCGGACTGTCTTATGATAAGGGTATCAAAGGAAACAGTACCAAGAAAACTTACACCGATAAAAAGTTTAAGGATAATAAAAAACCTGCCGATTATCTGGAGTGGTTGAAGTTAACCATTACCAATGCAAAATCTGTTTGCCCAAATGGAGCCCATATATTCTACTGGTGTGATCCTAAGTTCATCGGCATTATCCAAACTGCTTTTGAGCAAACCAAAGTAAAAAATAAAAGTGTTTGCTTTTGGATTAAGAATCACTTCAATCCTGTTACACAGATGGCCTTCAACCGGATAACCGAGCCTTGTGTTTACGGAACATTCGGTAGACCTTATCTCAGTAGCAGTTTAAACAATCTCAATGAATTATTGAACAGGGAAATTGACAGCAAGGCTGTGCATGATACTATTTTCGGAATGGTTGATATCTGGCTGTCAAAAAGAGATAAGACCAACGACTATGTACATCCAACTCAAAAGCCTGTAACCCTTCACGAAAAACCATTGAAGAGATGTTCAGCACCTGGCAATATCGTAATTGATTTATTTGGCGGTAGCGGTTCTACACTGATATCATGTGAGCAGTTGAAGCGCAAAGCCAGGTTAATTGAGCAGGATCCTGTTTTCTGTGATGTGATAATCAAAAGGTGGGAAAAGCTGACCGGTAAAAAAGCAACATTAATAAATGGCAACAGAGAAAAAAAATAGTAAGGCAATAGTAAGGCGGACAAAGAAGGTCGTTGTTGATGCCGATCCGGAAACAGAAGAGGAAAAGAAGCGAAGGGATTGGGAGTATAACGATAGCATCATTTGCGCTGCATTCTGTGAGTTCTTAATGGATAAACAAAAGCTGCCATCCACCCAGGCCATTGCAGATAAATGTGGTTTATCTCATAAGACAGTGGACAGGCACCTGAAGGAAAACACTTTTGAGAATTTTAAACAGAAGTTCAGGGCCGGTAATGAAAAGGTGATGCTCAATCTTTTTAGACAGGCGGCAACTGGTGACAATGTAGGATTGATAAAACTATGGTTTGAAATAACTGAAGGTGTTGGAACTAAAAGGCAGATTGATATTACCAGCGGCGGACAGATACTTCAATTACCTAAAAAAGAATTGCATAATGAAGCATAAACATTTTTTACTGGCAATAATTTTTTTTTGCATGATTAAGCCTCAACCTGGTTTTCAAACAGATTTCCTTTCGTGCAGTGCAGATATATGCATCGGTGGAGGAGCAGCCGGTGTAGGTAAAACATTTGCGGAACTCTTAGAGCCTTTATATCACAAAGATGTTCCCGGATTCAATGCAATGTTTTTCAGGCGCACATCAGTTCAGATAAGAAACCCAGGCGGATTATGGGATAAGAGCAATATCTACAGGGAATTTGGAGGTACACCAAGGGAACAGCAATTAGACTGGAATTTCCCATCTGGAGCATTGGTTAAGTTTTCCCATCTGGAGCATGAAAGTAATGTGTATGATCATCAGGGAGCTGAGTATTGCCTGATAGTATTTGATGAGCTTACTCACTTCACAAAGAAAATGTTCTTTTACCTGATGAGCCGTAATCGCTCAATGTGTGGAGTGAAGCCTTACATCCGTGCAACATGCAATCCGGATCCTGATTCTTTTGTCGCTGAACTTGTTGAATGGTGGATTGATCAGGAGACGGGATATCCTATTCCTGAAAGAGCCGGCGTAGTAAGATATTTCATTGTTGATAATGATATCATGGTTTGGGGTGATAGTAAACAGGAGGTGATTGATTTAGCACCTCATATTCCTTTAACAAAGGACATGGTAAAATCCATCACGTTCATTCCCGGCGATATATACCAAAACAAAAAGCTACTTGAAACCGACCCTACTTACTTAGCTAACCTGATGGCTTTGCCGGAAGAAGAGAAGATCAGGCTGTTAGGCGGTAACTGGAAAATAAGAGCCGATAAATTAAGCCTGTTCGATTATGCCTTTGTTGAGAATTTATTCAGCAATGATTACCCAGCTAATGTGAACAACAGGTTCATTACCTGTGATGCAGCCAGGTTCGGTAATGATTACACCACCATATTTATTTGGTACGGCTGGAGGGTTGTTAAGTTGGTTGTATTAACTAAGTGTGATGCCAATGAAGCCGTTGCTGCAATAGAAGCTGAACGGAATAAATTCCAGATAATAAAAGGCAACGTGATCATTGATCAGGATGGAGTTGGTAGCGGTATTGTAAAGCTTGGCAATTACAAAGGGTTCAGCGGCGGAGCTGTACCGGTTGAAACCCGTGAAATAAAAGAAGGAAAAGAGAATTATTTCAACAGGAAAACACAATGCTATTATCGGTTTGCTGAAAAGGTAAATGCTAATGAAGTTTCTATTATTCTCAATAATGAAAATGTAGTTATTGACGGTGTGTATGGTGTGAAGATAAAATCAAAAGGCAAGGTGGTGGATGTGCGTACAATGATCAAAGATGATTTACGTGCCATCAAGAAGAAGGACATGGACAGTGAACGCAAGCTACAGATCAACAGTAAGGAAGAGCAAAAAATAATCTTAAAGGGCCGGTCACCTGATTTCGGAGATGGATTGTCACTCAGGGTAATGTTTGACTTAAAATCTCCCAACCTGGTTATTGGAACTTCAACAGGTAGCATATTAGATAAAATTTAAAACAAACCAAAAAATGAAAAAACAAATTCAGGCATTGATTGCCGATCTGGAAAAAGTGCAAGCAAAAGCACAAGGTTCATTAAGCGATTTCCCAGGCATAAGCGATGGGCTTACACAACAGTTGGAACGTCCGTTAAATTTCCTGCGTTCCAAAATAGGTTTATCAGCAGAAGTGGGTGAGAATGCTTTTCCTGTTATTACCAAGCTTCGTAATTCAGATTATCAACCTGGCCAACAGCCGGAAAAAAAGGTTGACCTGAAGGAAGTGAAACAGAAAGCAGAAGCCAATGATGTTGAAGAACTGAAGACGCTGGTTGATAATCTTGAACCGCTGTTCCTTAAAATCGAAAGTGATAAGATTTTAGATGAACATCCTGAACTGGTGATTCGTGGTGTTGCCAAACGTGCCGGCTTACCGGTTACAGAAGACAACCCTAAAAAAATCACCGTGAAATACATCGATCACATTAAAGCAACCATCACCAAAAACAAAGAGCTTGAACATAAAGATTAACGACGTAAGCCATGATGTGCCAAGTGATGTTTCACAGATCACGCTCGGAAAGTTTGTACAGTGGTATGAACAGTACGGTCGTGATCTGGATGAGCAGTTATCGGCCATCTTCGAAAACAGCCCAAAAGATGAGCTGGAATTAGACCTGCAGTTCCACATGGATAAGGAGGCATTGAGCTGGTATTCATTCTTTACCGGCTTTGATTTCTTTTCATGCACTGACATTGATTTAACAGACATGTTACTGCAATACCGGGTACTTCGCAGCCTGCTTAAGGACAGTGAGAATGAATGCCGTGAATTTCCATTGGAGATTGATTGGCTTGAAGAGAAATGGCTAATACAGGACTTCAGGGTTAACCCCGGTAGTACAATGTCATTCAATGAAATCATTACTTCAAAGGAGGTTGTAAGACAGATCAATCAGATGGGCCAGGGCAAATGGCATTCACTTATTTACCTGTGTTGCATTTACCTGCGAAAGGAGAATGAGGCGTACAGCAAGGAGCTGACATCTGGTGAGAGATTAACCCTGATGGAAACGGTTCCGCTCAATCATGCCTTATCGGTAGCTTTTTTTTTGAGCAGCTCAATAAGTATCTACAGAAATCATTTGCAATCTTCAATCCAAATGGAGGTGGAGAAACTACAGTAGAGTTGCAGGCTTATTATGAGCAGTGGGGATGGAATGATTTTTTAATTGAGGTATCAAAAACAAAGATGTTTGATATCCAAGGTAGCGGACTTGATTCCGTAGAGTGTGCAGAAAAAGCACAGGCATATAAGGTCCTGATGTATGCCAGCAATGAAAAGGAAAAGAATCAGGCAATTAATTCACTTTATAAAAAATAAAAACAAATGTTCAACCCACATCAACAACAAATTATCGGACAACGTATCAACGTTGAACTTGGAAAAGTAACACTTAGCTGGTCAAATGAAATGCGTGAATGGCATCCGGCAGCACTCAACGCTTTGAGGTCTGGCAGTGTATCAAGCCTGGAAACAACTTCCAAAAACTATCACATGCTTTTGCTGAGTGATAAGCATGGCATCAATGCTAATGTTGTTGCAGTACTCTGTAACAACATTGAAAGGACAACTCCAGCTCAGATGTGCATGACTATAGAAGACTGGTGTGAGTTACTGGAACTAAACGAAAAGATCGCTGCATCATGGGAATCATTGTGTGCACCTATTCGTGAAAAAGTAATTGAAGCTGCAAAAATAGAATGGGGAATCGGTACCAAGATTAAAACCATGAATACTGTAAACTAATGGATGAACTATTCATATACGACCGGGATAAGAGCCTGTTTAAAGCAGTGTTGCAGCAATCCATTGTTATGGAAGGCAGGTACCACGTATCTCCCAATAGCGGACAGGATTTGAATTCCAATAATCTTGATACGTTGGTTCCTTCATTGCCGGGCGATAAGTATCCGATTTGCGTTTGCCTTACACCTCGCAGCTATTTAAAAATGGAGAATGGCCAGCAGAAAGAGGAGTTTTATTTCACACTGCTTTTTTTGTGCCAAACCTACACTGGCAAGAACGGAACTAAAAACCCTGATCCCCGGACACGGAAAAGTACACATGAGGTATGGTATGATTGGAAGGACATGAAGCAATGTGCATCTGACTTTATTATCACACTCGACAATGTAACAAGGAAAAAGAAACTGGCTAATAATTTACCAATTGCAACTGAATTCAATATTGAGGTTGAGAAGGTAGATATAAAACGTTTGAGCAGGTTTAATGAAGACCGGTTGTCCGGTGTTGCAATAACCTTTTGCGGCAATTTAATGGGAGGATTCTGCGAGGTTAAAGATTACTTGCCAGAAGCATTTGCTGCAATTGAGATACCAGATCAAAATGTTCATGCACATCACAAGCACTAATGACAGATTTTTTAGCGATAGCTGCAAAGCGAATTCCGGAAGGAATAAGAAAAAAAATAATGGAAGAGGGGTTACTGGATAAGGCAAATACCATTCAAGATACCGGATCGCCAATGGAATATCTCTTTGATGTTTTTGAAGAGTTTGTTGATGTAACCGGTGAGCATGATGATTGGAATTGCTGGCAATGCAGGCAGGCGGTGTTGACAAAGTTTATTGCTTTAAAACCTTATTTATGATAAACATTCCAAAGCTCAATTTTCAGATTGTTGCAGATATAAAAAAGGAGCTGCGGTTACAGGGTCATTTTTTAACAGGCGAATTGGAACATTCTTTTGTTGAAAAGCAAAGCAATACAGATGGGGAAATATTTTTTGAGGCCTATGCTTATGCTTTTTTACAGGAACTGGAGCAGGGTTTATCAAAAGATGAGATACCGGCTTTTAATAAGAATTCGCAGGAGTTTGCCAACTTGGTTAAGTGGGTTAAGTTGAGAGGATTGCCTGATTCCGGACGGTATTATGTGAGTGCTGAAACCATTGCAGAATCGATCTGGCGTAAATGGCAAAGGGTTGGCAAGCCGCTGGAAGGAAGCAAAGCCTTCAGTCAGACCGGTGAGATATTGGGAGCGATTACAGAAGTGTTTCACAAAAATGATGATAAGTATTTCAATAGCATTGACGAGGAGGTAGTGAAAGTTTTAGATGCTACGTACGAAAATTTTAATGTCGCAATTGATAAAATATGATAACAATAATTCAGCAACCGGCAACAAATAAACTGATGGCAGCTTACAGGCCTGTCATTAGCATGGTTGAGTTTTCAAACAATGTTGTGCCGTTACAATTTAATATAACGGTACCTGCTGCATCTGATACGGCCTCATTTGTTGTTGTAGATGATACGCCATTTTTTGTTCCGGGCATTACTACTTTTACGATAGGCAATGCACCTGGTTTAAACGGAACTTATACGATCTTTTCTATAGGCAGTGCAGGCCCAACACCAATAATAATTTCACTACAGGCAACAGTTACATTAACAGCAGGTCATTATCCTAATGCTATAATTACCTTAAACAGCACTGTCGTAACAAATACAACGCTATCAGGCGCACCAAAGGTTGTGTATTGCGATGTGTACATTCAAGGTACTTATTACAAAACCATAAGCCGCACACAACCTTATTCTGAAACCTTAACCCATTCACGCTTTGAATTTGATATACAGGATGCTGTTCAGGAGTATATCAAAAAGACAATACCGGTTAATGGTGGATCGGTTGTTATCAACGATGTATTACATAGCGTTTACTGCAAATACAGATCATCGACATTTGATGCTGATGGATTCTTAGTTCCTGATGCCCCGGAACCGGTACAGGCTACCGGCAAGGTTACGGCTGCATCAGGAGGCGGAACACAGGGCAATACCTTCTTTGCAGTGAATGCCACTTTGCAACACACCGACAATCAGGATTTACCTGCTCACTTGAATTCATTTAAAACGGGTACATGGGATGCAAATATGTATCCGTTAACTCACAGGCCTGCTAAATACAAGGTATGCAGGAATGATAGTGATTACTTTCCAGTTGTAAATGTTGGTAACGCAATCACTTGTCTTAAACTGAATTACAAGATGCCAGGTGATACAGCTTTTTCATCAATATCCAACTGTCCACCACCGGTTACAAATGATACTCTGCAATGGAAATGGAATGTGAACAATACAGATGGATTATTCAAATCACTCACAGGCTCTATAAACTTCCTTGCCTATTCAGAAATAGATTGGGGAGATGGCACACCGCCTGCTTTTGGGCATACTCATACTTATGCTGCACCTGGCGACTATATTGTTACTGTGTATGATTACACGGGTACTCTCTTTAATCTGACTGATGGAGTAACATCTTGGAATCTTTTAGAGGTAATCCAGTTATCACAGAACCTTACAAACATACAGCTATCACAAAATCTCGCTGCACCGGCAGGTTTTACAAACCTACCTGCAAGCCTTGCAAACTGTACAGGGCTTACGAGGCTCGTAATCATTGGGCCTTTCTTTGATACATTCCCTGACCTTTCAGCAAATACTGCTTTAACGGAATTGACTTTTGAGTATGGTGTAATTCCAAACACAGGAATAGACCTTTCAGCTAATACGCTATTGGAGAGAATTGTTTTGGACATTCCTAACATGACAGGGCTTACAAGTTCACTGGGTAATTGTTATTATCTGGAAGCAGTTGGATGTAAACTAAGTAGTGCAGATGTAAATGCGATACTTGTTGATCTTGATGGGAATGGAATAACATACTCAATCGGAGGACCTGTGTGTGCAGCGTATTTGTATAATCAAACACCTGCGGCACCACCAACAGGAGTCGGTATAACTGCAAAAGCAAATCTAATTTCAAAAGGATGGACAGTAAACAC